TGCATCGACAGGTGCCGAATCGCACGCGACACATGCTCTTCACTCGGTATCTCGCGCCACGTTTCACCCGGATGTTTCTTCGCGCCTGCCGTCAGCCCCATAGCGATTTCATCGAGCCAAGCGAAATGGATATACCGATATTCGTTTTGTTCCTCATCCTGCGGATATTTCACATTCTCTCGCATACGCCTACCCCTCTCATTCGCCCCAGTTTCGCTCCTGCGGGCTTTTTATTCTCGTGTCCATACATGATGCCCTGATATAAAATCAACGCTCTACGCGCTTTCTAGGGCGTTTCCACATTCTCAGAATAAACGTTCCTGCATCGCATCGACTTGTTTCTTTTTTGCTTTCTTGAGCGACTGCCGCGCGGCGCAGGTCGCCCAATGGGGCGTGTAGCCCAGTCCCGTAACATCCTTCGTCGCGCCCTGCAACGCGCAGGACAGCACTTTGCCTTCAGGCGTCACGATGCGGGCTGCGCCTCCCGGAATTACCCAATACAGCACGGGCTTCGGTTCTACAGGCATCGCTTTCCCTGCCGTGGTCTTAATCCAACGAATTTCTTTGCCACATTCCCTGCATTTCGCCATGCTGCACCTCTTCGATCTCCTGCATCGTGACCTCAATCCTCGGGCGTTCCGCGTACCACTTGCCCAATTCGCCGTAGCCGACGATCTGGCTGTCGTCTGCGTACCACAAGCCTTTCAGCGCGTCTTCTACGCCTTTGAGGACATTCGACACATCGGGCTTTGTCGTCGGACGCAGATGCCCTAAGAGCGCCGCTTCACGCTTGTACTTGGGCATCGACTTGGGGATTGCCCTGTAAATCTTGAGTGAGAGCAGCACGGCTCCCGTTACAGGCGTCTCGGGCGCATCTTTTGCGGCGACGAGGCGGATGTATTGCTTGTATTCTCGACTTCTCGTCGGGTCATAGGCTTTGACGAAGCCGCCTTGGCGTGAAAAGCGCGGTCTTCCCTGCGCTATGGGTTCGCCGAGGACGACGGCTTTATATTCTCGCATGGTTCTTGCTCCTTTCCGCTTTGCTGTGGCGCTCTTTCTCTTGCGTCTCGCACTTCCTGCGCTCCTTCTCCTCGCGCCGCACCCGTCCGATCGCTTCCCATGCCGTCGGGTCGGGATGTATTCGTTCATGGCGTCCACCCCTCGATCTCAAAACGGGATTTCTTCGTCTCGGAAATCCGTCGCATTGTTCGCGCCTTGTCCCGCATTATCACTCTTCTTGCCGCAGAACTCCATGCTCTGCACGACGACCTCGGTCACATAGCGCTTGGAGCCATCCTGCGCGTCGTAGCTCCTTGACTGGATACGCCCCTCGACGGCGATCTGCTGCCCCTTGCTGCAGTAGTTGCCGATGGTCTCGGCAGTCTTTTCCCATGCGACGCAGGAGATGAAATCTGCCTGCTTCTCGCCGTTCGCGCCTTTTCGGCGGTCGATGGCGAGCGTAAAGGACGCGACCGCTTTGCCGCTCTGCGTGTACTTGATCTCCGGGGCTTTCGTCAGTCGCCCCATGAGGATTGCCTTGTTCATGCGCCTACTCCTTTCCTCGCGCCCGGCAGCACCGACAGCCTGTCCGCCAACTCTCCGAGCAGCATGTCCACATGCCTTTTCGGCAGAGCGTCCAACGTCTCCCGATTCGCCCTCTTGTCTTTCTGCCGCTCGACGATCGCCGCATAGATGCGCATGAACTGCGCCCGCGCCGTGTTCACGTCTTCCGACTTGAGCGTGCAAAGCTCTTCTTTGCCGAAGCTCTTCACGGCTCGCTCGACCGCCGGATGCGTGAACGGCCAAGGCTTGTAGATAAAATACCTTTTCGCAAAGCTCCATGCCTCGTGCCATGCCTCGTCCGCTGATGGCAGGGGAAGTTCGCCCACCTCGCTTTTGACGAACTGACGCAAGTTCTCAATCTGCTCACAAATCTCCGCCACGGTCGGGAAGAAGCGGCAGATTCGCATGAGCTTGAGCATGGCGGCGTTGATTTCCGCGATGTTGTATGCCGACAATGCCCGCGCATAGATCACCAGCGTCCCCTCATTGGCTTTGCAGTGTGGGTACGCCAGAAGATACGGCGTCAGCATCTTGACAATCTCAACCTCGTTCGTCATGGTGTTCAGCCTCCAGTATCGCAATTGCCCGCGCCGCCACGTCCATCTGCGGAATCCGCTCGATATCCGGCGCTCTCGGCTTCTTGTTGTCGTAGGTGCCTTCAAGCACCTTGATGGCGTTCGCGGATTTCATGAGCCAATCGAAGCTTGCCGTCCAGCCGTGCCCGTTCCTGCCGCAGAGGAAGTCGCTCGCCTCGACCTTGCGGAAAAAAGCGCGGATTTCTCCCATATCGCCGCGAAACTCCCGTAAGAAGCGTGTCTTCGTCTCTTTCTTGCGCTTGTCGCTCATGATCTTGATGGGCGTGAGAGAGACGCAGACCGCGTTATACTCGTCCATGATGGCGGCATAGGGCACGGCAGGAGAGCGGATGCCGCCGCCTTGGTTTGGCTGTGGTGCCGCTGCGTCCTCTTGGGAATTTTTGACAAGTGAAAGGGCAGGGGCGGAGACGGACGCACTCGGCGCGTCAGCGCATAAGTGTGTGTCTATATCTCTGTCCTTGCTTATGCTGTCTAAATCCCTAGTAGTACCTACCCTATCCTCTCCTAACCTAACCTTACCTATCCTATGCGGACAATCCGCTGTCACTTGCCCGCAATCCGCTGTCACTTGCCCGCAATCCGCTGTCACTTGCCCGCAATTCGCTGTCACTTGCCCGCAATTCGCCGCAAGTGCGTCATTGCTGGATTCTTCGGCATCGGGTTCGGCTGCAGCTTCGACGACTGCGACGACCGCACGCTCTTCTTCCGCCTCGACCCCGTCCAACAGGTCCTTGTAGATGCTGTCGCGCTTTCGGTCGGAACGAATCTTGTTATTTTCGTCCCAGTCGAGGATGTGCGCGACGAGGTCCTCGTTGAGGATGCGGATGAACTTGCGATCTGCCAACTCCTGTAAATTCTCCTCAGTGGCCGCCGCAAGACGCATGATGGAAAACGCCTCTACTACGCCGTCGTCGTCCGCATTCATCACGAGGTGCATATAGAGCGCCTGCGAAGCGTGCGACATGCGCAAAAAGCGAGCCGATGATGTGATTTTTATGGAAAGCATCCTGCGTTCAGCCATTGTCTTATCCTCGCATTGGCACGACTACGCCGCCGGTTTGTCCCGCCGCTATTGCCGCGATGTTTTCTTCGCCCTCGCCCATATCGTCCCACACGGACGGTTCTGTAGCTTCTGCATCTGCTTCGTCGCCATCAGGGGCGTCTTCTGCCGCTTCCGTTTCTTCGCCGAAGAGAGCGACCTGCGCTCTCTTGCCGTCAAGGTATTTCCTCGCCTGCAGTTCCAAGTCCCAAAGCGCCTTGACGGTATCTTCTGCAAAGAACAGTGAACTTTGCATCCCCTCTTCGCTCACTGGGCATTGCATCAGCGGCGTGTTGATGTTAGTCTTCTTGCCGTTCGGCGTTTCATATACGCAAGAAATGACCGCGCTCATGGCTCCTTCTTGCTTGTAGCTGAAGGTCACCGTGTGGGGACGGAGGCTTTCGGTCTGCTGCTCCGTAAAGCCTAAGATGCTCCCTGCGTGGGCTTGGAGCGCATCCATCGCCTCGTAAAATTCGGGCGCGGCTTTTTCGTCTGAGTTGCTGGTGCGGATGTCCGTAAATTCGTCGGATTTTCTAGTGTAGCCGATGAAGATTTTTCCTTCGCTTTCTTTGTACCTGACTTTCGCGATCTGGATTGCGTTTTTCTTTGCCATGATGTTCCTCCTTATGCGATGTAGACTTCCGCGCCCGTTTCCTGCTGCACCTGCCGCTTGAAGGCTTCCGCATCGCTGTTGCCGTCGGAGAGGTGCAGGAGATAGATCTGCCGCACCGCGCTCATGTCGTTCGCTTTGAGCAGCCCTAAGAGCGTTTCGATGCTCATGTGTGTCTTGATGACGCGCTCGGCGAGATGGAGCGGGATGCGCTCGTTTTTGGCGTTGTCAATGATGATCTCTTGCGCGTAATTCGCCTCGACCATCAGATGGGTCAGTCCGGCAAACGTGTATTTGACATAGGCGCTGTCAGTGATATAGACAAGCTTTTCGCCCGTCATCTGGGAATCTACCTGATAGCCATAGCATGGCACGTCGTGTTCCACCGCAAAGGGCAAAACGCTGAACGTGCCTATGCCATATTCAAGCAGCGCTTTCATCGCCCGCACGCCCGGGTAAAGAGCCGCGACGTCGTCGTTGCTGTAGACGTGCATCCCGCGCTGCAGCATCTTCGGGATCGCCTTGGCATGGTCGCCGTGGCGATGGGTGACGAGGCAGCCGCTGATGCTGCCCGTCCGAAAGTCGCAGCCTTTTTGAATCTCCTTGAACGGGATCCCTGCGTCGAGGAGCAGGCTTGTTTTGCCGTCGCTTACGCGATAGGCGTTGCCGCTGCTCCCGGACGCGAGAATCTTGATGTCCATGTCAGAAGGCCATGCCGGCATAGAGACCGTCAGCGGCTGCCTCTTCTGCCGGATGTTCTTCTGTGATCGGTGGCGGGACTGCCTGTGCGGTCGGCGACGCGGCAGGCTCTTTGTATGCGGCTGCCGTCTGCGGCTCAGATGCAAATGTCGGAGCCGGTATGCTCAAGGATACCTGCGGCGCTGCCACCTGTGCCGGAAGCTCCTTCGCCTGCTCCACCGGCACACTGTTCGCCGTCACGTCGATGATGGTCTGCATGTCTTCCTGCACCGCTTGCAGCTTTGTCTCTCTCTGCTTCATGTACTGATAGCTGTCATCAATTTTGCGCGGATCCAGAAGGATATGCTTGGGGCTGTAGACTTCGCGGATGAGCGTCTTGCGGCACATCTCGTCGAGCCAGCCGTCTTTGTCGACCTCGATCTTCTTGCCGTTCTTCCACTCGTTCGCCTTGCCGCCCCAGAAATTCGCGCTCGCGTATTCAGGCTTCCTCTTCTCGATGTCTTTCATGCTCATGAGGACGAGTTCGTTCTTCTTGGGATCGTCGTACTCGATGTAGCCGAAGCCGCCGACGATATGTCCACGGTCGAAGGGATTCGTGATCTCGAAATCATAAGATTCCACGTCGTTGCCGCGTCCCTTCTTGTACGGCTTGAAGTTGTCCGTTGCGTATACAAGCTCGATGGTCACGCTCTTCGGCGGGCAAAGTGCGAACTTTTCGGCGATGTACTTGATGCCGTTGTAGCCAAGCATGAGATTGATGTCGTATCTCCCCGCCTTCTTGTTAAGGTACGGGATCGGCGTGATGAAGTTCGCCTGCATGGTATCAAGGCCGAGCCGCGCATAATGCACGACGTCAAGCGCGAGGTCTGCCATATTGACGTTCGCCCATGTGACGGGAACAGTGTTGTCGTACTTGTGGTCGCGGTTGTTCTCATTCTTGCGCACGCGCTCGGCTTCGGCGGTCTTTAAGGCGCGGTCAACGCCGATGAAGTAGCCCTGAATGAGCTGACGCTGGTACTCGGTGATCTGGAATTCCCCAACGCTGCCGGAGAACTCGTGAATGACCTTCTGCATGAAGCGCTCGCTCATGTTCGCCTGCGGCGCTTCAACAGCGGCGGTGTTGGTCGTTGCGACTGCTTGATTGGTGGATTGTGTCATGTTGTTTTCCTCCTGTCTCGATGCCAGTCTTCCTAATCCTTCCATGCCATGAATCCATTCATCCACCTGCTTCTTGCTCTCAAAATCCGGCCAATGGCCGGGGACTACGCGAAAGCCGGCTTTTTGGTACTTGGCAAGAAAATATTTCTGGATTTCATTGGTCATCGTCGTTCCACTCCCATCATTCCTTGATCTTGACGCGCAGTGCATCCGTGTCCGGCGCGGAAACAATCAGCCGAATCAGCTGCCCGTCCGTTTCCAACGGAGCCGTGACGCTTTCGGCTTGATCCATGAGAAGGGGCAGCGTCACGCCGTAGTGGCGGCTCAAGGCGCCGATGATGTCGACCTTGGCATTGACCTGCGCCGCATAGTTGGCGCTGCGGTACTCTACCCACTCGCCCGCCTTGTTCTCCAAGGTCGGCTCGCAGATTTCCTTCAAGCCGCCATTGATTTGCTCACGGAAAAGTACGAAGCGCACGATGCTGAAATGCCCGTTGATGCTGTCCGTGCCCATGCGGGCTTTCGTACGCACAAACTCTTCGGCGAGGTGGATACCGCGCTCGATGTGCTCCATCTGCGCCGCCGTTTCCTTGAGCGACGCTTCCAGTTCGGCGACGCGCTTCTTGCTTTCTTCTGCGGCTTTTGCCTCAGCGATGCGCAGGTTCGCCGCCGCGATTGCCTCTTGGATTTCCTGCACCTTCGCGTCGTAGTGCCGCGCTGTCTCGTCTTGTGCGCTGTCACCGATGCGCTCGACGTCGTGCAGCTCTTCGATTCGCTGGGCAAGCAAGGTGTATTCGTCTGTCGCTTCAAACGGCGGCTGCACGATGAGCGAATCTTGGAGATTTTGCAGGCGCTCTGCTATATCGGCGAGGCTTGCTTCTTTCTCCGCGAGGTTCGCCGCCTGTGCGGCGATGGTTTCCTCGAGCTCATGGATCTTCGCCTTGCTGCATTCCTGCCCTCGACGGTTGATGCTTTCCTTCTGCTGTGCCTTACGCTCGTTAAAGGCGGCACGCAGTTCCTGCACCTTTTCAGCAGGAAGCGTCTGACCGCAGGTCGGGCAGGTTTCTTTTCCTGCATCCCACTGCTCTGCTTGCGCGGCGGCGTATTCTTCCATAAGGGATGTACGCAGGTTTGTCATGCGCTCTTTTTGTGCTTCACCATCACGCACCTTGCGCTTGATGGTGTCAATCTCTTCGGCGAGAACATGCTTTTCGCCCGACAGCTTGTCGATGGCGGCGTGGATGTCGCGGTTCTTCTCGACACCTTCTTTGATGTACGCCGCTCGTGCATTTTCCATCTCCACACGCAGGTTTGCTGCAGCGGTGCGAGCGGCATCTTTCTTGCCGTCTTCGGTCGAAAGGGCACGCCGCTCTTCTTCGACGGCGATCTTCTCTTTTTCCAGTCGCTGCAATTCCGTCTGCAAGGCGGCTTCGTCCGCGACTTCCTCTGGAATGCTCTTACTCGCCTCGTCGATGCGCGTCGGCAAAAGCTCCAAATCCTTGTTGAGCTTCAACCGCTGCTCTTTGGCGATTTTCTGCCATTGTTCGATGGTGTAGCTTTTGCCCGAGCTGCCCGGCATGAGGAGATAGGGCGCGAGGTCTTGCAGTTCTGCATTCTCTTGGAAAACATCGGCGTCGGTGAAATCTCCCGCCATTTCAAAGAGGATGCGCCGCTTGTCGTCGGTACTCATCGTATCAGCAAAATAGCCGAGCACCATGAGCATCTTGAGATTATCCAAGCTCGTGCCGCAGGCTCTCTCGATCGTAGCAATGTACTCTTTTTTCTTGGCGCGCACGCCGTCGATAAAGTAGTCCGTGACGTTGCCCGTGAACTCGCTCTCAGCGGCGCCGCGCTTTCTCGTCCACTTCTCATAAAAGTCCTTAGTGAGCGCTATGCGGTTGCCGCGATCCGTCTCGATCTCGATGGTTGCAACATGATGGATGCCATGTGCTCCCGTCGTCTTGGGGTCGAAATCCGGCTCATCGGTCGCCGGGCGGTCGATGAGGAGCCAGCAGATCGCATTCGCGATGGTGGTCTTTCCTGTGCCGTTCGCACCGAAGATGTCCGTGTCCTTGCCGTCAAAGTCGATGGCAAGATTCTTGATCCCACGGAAGTTTTCCAGTTCAAGCCGCAGAATTTTCATGATGCAAGCACCGCCTTTCTGTAAATGTCGATGCTCCGCACATGGCGGCTCACGGTCTCCTCGATTTTGCCTGTCTCAAAATCATAGGACAGTTCGCCGTCGATGGAGATGATGAAAAACTCCCCATCGGTCAAGGTCGCCATAAAGCCCGCCTTGCCCCGCAAACGATACATCTGCAGCGCGAGCAGCCTGTTCCCTCGTGCCTGTTCGCC